TACAATGGCGCACCCCGGGGCCGGATCAACTGCGACGAGCTGGGCTACTGCGTCCGGGAGCAGCTGGCCATCCCCAGCGGCGAACGTTATGAGCTCTGCCGTTCCGTCCACGCCGAGGCCAACGCCATTATTTCCGCCTCCCGCCGGGAATGTATTGGTGCCACCCTATATCTCTGTGGGCGCGACGCCACCACCGGCGAACTGCTCCACGACACCACCTCCTGCTCCATGTGCCGCAGAAATATCATCAACGCCGGGATTGCCCAGGTGATCATCCGCAACACGCCCACGGAGTTTACCATAGTGGACGTGGAGGACTGGGTGAAAAACGACGAGTCCATTGCAGGCATCAGCTGCGGGGTGAAAAAGTAAGGGGCTTTTCCCGTTTTCCGCAAAATTCGCTCTTGCATTTTCCCTGTTTTGTGCTATAATAATCCATGCACAAAACATATGCGCCAGTGGCTCAATGGATAGAGCATCGGATTCCGGTTCCGAGGGTTGGGGGTTCGAGTCCCTTCTGGCGTACCAAGTGAAAAACCCGCTGAAATCGTTGCAGTTACACGGTTTCAGCGGGTTTTCTTTTTGTTTTTTCGTTCGTTGATGGGTGCAAACAATGACACTAAAATGCATTTTATGTGGTGCTTTTGTTGTCAAATTGTTGTCAAAAATTTCGGCGCGTACTACATGGCAGTCTTAATGTACTCCTGAAGCTTATCCAAAGAATTTTTCTTTTTTTCATCTCGCAGGTGGGTGTATATGGCTATCGTCGTTTCCACATCACTGTGACCAAGCAAATGTTGGGCGGTATATACGTCCACCCCCGCCTCAAATAGGAGCGTTGCATACCCGTGCCGCAACACGTGGGCAGTGATCGACGGGTGGTAGTGAGTGACCGTATACCGGCGCTTATCTTTACTGATCCGCTGCTCTGTGGTGGTGGTCACAAAGCCCATATCTTTGCAGTAGTGGAGCCACCGGCGGCGGTATGTCGAGATCGGCATAGGCTTCGACTGGCTCTTACCGCAAAAAATATAGTCTGTGTCTTTGGCGCCTTTGGGGCGATGCAGCACAGCCTCCAGCGGCGGCAGTAATGGGATTTCTCGGACTCCGGCTTCCGTTTTCGGGCTCTTGATTTTAGGGGCCCCGGAGTAGTAGGAGGCTGATTTGTGGATATCAATCGTCTTGCGGTTAAAGTCTACGTCCCCCCACTGGATCGCCAGTGCCTCCCCGCGCCGAAGGCCGGTTGCCATTAAAAACAGTGCAAAGGTGCCCCAGTAGGCCGTTGTGGCCTTTGCCCTTATCTGCTTCACAATTTCATCCTCTGGCGCATTGCGCTTCACCGAAGGCTTTGCCCCCTTTGGCACCCTTACACTGTCCACAGGATTGGTGGTGATATCTCGCGGAAGGTTCGGACACACGATGGCGTGCCGGAATATCATCTTGTACATGATCTTCTGCTTTTGGATTGTGCTTTTGGCATAGCCCTGGAGCTTGAGCCATTCAAGGTGATTCTGCACGTCCGCAGAGGTAATAGACGCTATTGGTTCGCCCCCAAAGCGTTCTACCGCCCGTTTATAGTGGGCAGCGTAACAAGCCTTTGTGCCGTCTTCTAAGCCGTCCCACGCAGCATCATGCCAAGACTCCGCAGCTTCACCAAAGGTCAAGGGCTCCGGCTCTGCATTCTCCAGCTCCTGGATTTTGTAATAGAGTTTTTCCGGGTCACGGGAGTATGCAGGCTTCCGCTTATCGCTTCCTGGCGGGTAATACCACCCCATATAACGCCCATCAGCCCGAAGGGTGTACATAGCTGCATAGTCAATTTTCTTGCTTCTGGGCATAAAAAGACCACCTATCCTTTCAAAAATGGTTGCAAAAACCCAAGGACAGGTGGTATAATCGTCCTGCGTGGGAGCGATTTGGGCACCTGCCCGGATTGTTTCTGGTTTCCCTCTGGCGGTGCGAACGCCGGAGGGAAGTTTTTTTATAAAGCCACCATATTGTGAGCTATTTCTACACATGAAGTATGATATAGTATAGTTACATTCTGCATATCATTCGCAATTGTCCTTTTCTGCGCAAGCATTTTGTGCAATTAGTAGAATAAATCCGCCAAAAACTGTAGAATTTTTTCTATTGACAAGTGCAAAAATGTGTGTAGATGTGATAAAATGTAGATACGTAGCAGAGGTAAAGTTACGAATATAAAATTAAGGATGATAAATATGAAGCCAGAGTATGCAAACACTTTTTATATTCAATATAACGAAGAACTTCATGAGGCTATCTTAACATTTAAGCACCAGTATCCGACCGATGGTGAGGAAGTCGGTTCTTGTGATGTCGCAAGCATTGTCCTTCCGGAGGTTATCGCAAAAGAACTAAGTGAAAAATTGCCGACCATACTTCCGGTGAAAGAGAATGGCTGATATTATATCCGAAAAGGATCCTCGTGGGATACATGTCATATGCTCTGAACGTCAGTGGGCCGAGCACATTATAGCCGGTCATTCCCTAATGGCAGATAATGTGGAATCAGTGGCAAAGACAATAAGAGATCCAGATGTAATTTATGAAAGCCATGACAGTGAGCCACCGCTTGATTATCGTGAGGTATATGTCAAAAAAGAAAAATCGGCTACCTATTATAACAGCAAAGCCCCTTATACTAAGGTCGTTACATCGACATTGGGCGGCGCCGCAGAAATCATCACAGCATTTAACGCAAAAAGCCTATTTGGCGGGATGATTGAAGGAGAGGAGGCAATATATATTGCGGAACGTGAATCAGAAATTTAACTATGATTCTAAATACGATATTCTATATATTTTGTTCTCTGACAGCAGCAATTCCTATGGTGACGACGAAACGCCCGGAATCATCTATATGAGAGATATGGATACCGACGAATTAACCGGATATACCATCACACATTTCAAGAAGATGTACCATAACAAGAAACTTCCTAATCTTCCATCTTCTTTCCCATATTCCTATGATGAGCTGTACAAGAACATAATGTCATAATTCATAGCCATTTCACTCCCCCGCTCCAGTGCGCCAACACTGGGGCGGGATTTTTTATTTTACTCAGCAGTGCTGTCAACAGTCTCCGAAGGGATCATTGCGCCCAACTTTTCATAGCAGTCTATAAAGTCGCTATCCGCGTCATTGAATGTGGAAGTATACGACGATAGATTTCCACTCGGATCAGTTGCACAGCCAGCCAAATCCATAAATGCATCATACATATCGCCAAGAACCGCATAGCACTCGCCTAAACCTTCCGGGGGATTTTGCATTTTTCCATAGAGCTCTGTAATATCTGAAACTTCAGACTCCACAGTTGCTGCATCACTAATATACGTGGGATCAGCAAACAGCGCAGCGAGCGAGGTGTTGAAATCACTATTAAACTCGTTGTCTAAGTAATAGGTTTCAGATTCCGAGTATTTGCTGGACTTGATACAGTACTTGTTTGTTTCCGCATCGGATTTTTCGTAAATTGTGTTGTACCATACGTCATGAACTAGATTTGCCATTTCCTCTGCCTTTGCGCCGGTGTTCAACATATCCATACGAATTGCGCTCAGGTTGCTTATGTATTCCTCACGTGCTTCGGCTTCTGCGGCAGCAGCGGCTTCCTCCGCTTTTTTCTCCTTTGCATCTCTTACCGCACCAGAAATGAGAATGGCGGCAATCACTAACACAGCGGCTGCAATAATTGCAATGACAATGCTTGTTCGGCTACGCTCTTGCTTCGCCGCTGGTGCTGGCGCCTGAGACACAGGATTCTCTTCAGCCAGATCGGGTGCTTTCTTTTCTTCGGCACAAGGCTCCGCTTCTACTATGTTCTCAGCTGAATCCGTTGCCACGGGATCGGCTTCCACAACAGGTTCAGAGGTCTCTACCGGCTCAATCGGCTTTCCATCAATAGGATATCCACAATTCGGACAAGCTGTGGCCTTATCAGAGATTTCCTTTCCACACTCGGGACACTTAATTAACGCCATATTCTATCTCTCCTTTTATTTTACACCTTACGGTGCAGATTACAATTTCGGCTGATTTTAACAACCATTTTCCGAAGCATCCCGGAAGCTGAGTCCGCAGGGGCCGGTATAATACTCCACCGCCTGCTGGATTAGGTCTTCCGGTACTTCAAAATATTCTGCCAGCTGGTACAGTTCTGTATAACCGGCTTTCATGGCTGCTCTCATTTCATCGAATGGGAGCAGCTTTTTGATTGCCCACCGAGTAGCCCTAGCTTCATTTCTCCCCCGTTCATCGAACGGAGCATACTGTGAATAGAAGCTGCCAGTTTCGCAATGACCCAGTTCATGAGCAAGTTTATATGTTTCATCGGCTGTATTGACCAATTTGAAAGGGTCAATCGCAATCGCGCAACTACCATCATTGAGTTTCACAGATAGTGATTCTGCGCGAAACATCGTACACCAATCCACATCAATGTTATGGCTCTCTGCGTATTCGTAAAGGGAAATCAGTCTTTCCATCGGTTCTTTTTCCTTTGCTGTGTCTTGAACTCTGCATATGCCCGGACATCATCCCACAACGCATCAATGTCTTCTTTACTGAGATCCTTATCCCCACCCCAGAGAGCTGCCTTAATATCGTTGTCACGCTGCTCAGGTGGCTCAATAAGCTGTGATGTTTGCACGCCAAAATAAGATGCCATCCATTCAACTTTGTCCATTCTCGGCATTTTGTCTCCGTTGCACCAGCTGGAGACAGTAGATGCCGCAACATGCATTTCATTAGAAAGGTCAAGCTGTGTCTTCCCATGTTCTGCAAGCAGTCGGGACAGGTTCTCCGAGAAAATCTTTTTTGTCTCGTAACTAGACACGTTATCACCTCTCTTTCTAAAGCCCATTATACGCTTAAAACGAAAAAAATCAATAGATTTTTGAAAAAATTCGCTTTTAGGTATTGACATTCGCTTTAAGTGAACATATAATAAGGGCACAACAAGTTCATCGGAGGTGATATGATGTATAGAATATCTCTGGAAGCGGCACGGGTTAACGCCGGTCTCAGTCAAAAAGATGCTGCAAAACAGATGGGGATCAATGTTGGAACGCTTTCCAACTGGGAAAGAGGGAATACCTCCCCGAGTATAGAAAAGTTCAAGGCTCTTTGTGATTTATACGGTTGCCCAAGCAACCTTGTTTTTTCGCCCAAGAAGTTCGCTTTAAGTGAATAATTGTATATCAGCCACTTAAGCTACAACCAATATAGCACATATCCTGTCCCAATAACGGTACTTTTAAGGAGGTGAAGATGGTGGAGAAAGCGAAGAATTATGTATATCCGCGCGGCTGCGATTCTGCGAAGGTCATTCAAGTGATCGAAACAAAATCCGCAAGGGGTGCTGGCACAGACGAGCAACCCTCACGGATCGTAACACAGTATTGGACTTTGGACGGAAAGTTCCTCGCGGAATTCGACGGCCTGTCTACCGTGATACTGGAGGATGGGCTATGAGTTCCTTGGTTTCGATCAACTGAGTGAAAATATCTAAGTATCGCTTTAGCACTTCAAAATCGACTTGCGGGTATCGGCGTTCGTAATGTGTGTAATCGTTTCCGAGGATTCGCACTACATCCGCTGTTTTAACCATGTCGGAATCGAGATATTCTCCAATCGCTTGGCAAAGGTTCTTTTTACATACTTCGTCATGCTCCTTCTGTAAGCGATTGATTGCGTAATCTTTCACCAAACATTCCAACGCATGACGGTACCCCGTCGCTGCAAGGTCGATGTCTCCAGCAAGTTCAGATCGTAACGCCTGATTGTAGAACTCAATAAAACGAGGCGAGAACTCAGACAGCAAATCATTTTCATAGGTAGCCGTAAAAACTGGATAAAATGCACCAAATGTTGCAGCTTCCTTGCCGGTGTCTATGTCATAGGTTACCAAGTACTTTTTCCCGCAGCTGTTGCAAATGTATTCAACGACACCGTAGTACCGCTTGTCACCGGAAGGGAACAATTTTGAATCTGAGCGCGATCCTTCTTGTGGGGCACGGCAGATCGGGCAAAAATGCGGCTTCTGCAAATTGAAGGAAAAGTTAGAATTTGAAGATCCAAATTCGTCTTTGCATATCTTTGTGGTGTACCGATACTGACCCATATTTTCACATCCTTTCGTTTCCAGTATATCACTCAGCACAAGGTTACGCAAGGATAAAAGGAGAGTTAAAAATGAACATAAAGCTTGACACACTTGCCATCAAGAAGCTCATGGCTGAGAAGCGAATGACCACCGCCGAACTTGCAAGGCTGGCTGGAATCAACAGCAATACTATCACCCGCGCTACCAAGCGCGGCACCTGCACCGTTAAAACTGCCGGGTTGATTGCGGCAGCCTTGGATGTGAGCGTCGAGGAAATCTGGAAGGAGGAATAACCATGGCGAAAGAGAAAGCGGATTACCGGGACAACCTGGCGCTGCTGAATGCCAGATTCCCGGATCGGGATATGCTGTCAATCGCTGACCTGTGCCCGGTGTTTGGCTACAAGGACAAGCGCTCGTTAAGGGGGCGTTTGTCCCGCGCCGGAATCACCATTGACGGCGGTAGGGTAAGCAAGGTGGCAATAGCCCATCATATGTGCAATTAGGAGGTGACAACATGAGACTTGAAACCAGCAAAAACCGCCTGGAGCAGCGCCGCAGAACTGCAATGCAGCTTACGGATACTCACGAGCGGCTCAGAGAGGCCCAGCTGGCTGCACAAGCGCAGGAGGACGGATTTCTCCGGATGTGCTGGGCAAACCATCAGGAGGCCATGGAGCGGGATGCAAAGCGTACACGGCCCCAGGTGATCGTGCCCCAGCCTGTCCGGCAGGCCAAGGCGGAACAGCCTGTAGGCCGTTTGCGCCGCAAGGCCGAGTGCTTTCTGAGTGGCATGAGCATCGGTGCAGCCGTGATGCTGCTGATTGTCTGGCTGCTGCTTCTGGCGGCCGG